GCTTACCGATGATGCAGACGAAGTAAAAGAGATTACGCACGAAACAAGCCCGACTGATTACGTGTTTTGGAAGGACTTTTTACACAGTCCAGCACGTACATGGGAAGAGGTTACATGGGTAGCACGTAAAGTCTATATTGAGCGTGAAGAAGGTATCGAGCGTTTCGGTGATGCGTTTAAAGAAGTGCCATTATCACACGTACCACAAGGCTTAGACGATGCACCAAAAGACCGCCAAGACAAGCTAAAGAAAGCCATTGTATGGGAAATATGGTGTAAGAAGTCAGGCTCAGTCTATTGGATTGCAGAAGGCTATGCAGATATTCTCGATGCTAAAGCAGACCCATTAGAGCTAGAAAACTTTTTCCCATGCCCTAAGCCATTATTTGCTACAACTACCACAGACAGCCTTATCCCTATTGCAGACTTTGTGCAATACCAAGACCAAGCCATTGAGCTAGACGAGCTTACAGACCGCATTGCTAGGCTTGCTGAAGCATGTAAAGTGGTAGGCGTATATGATGCTAGTCAATCAGCCATTGCACGTATGCTCACTGAGGGTGTAGAGAATGAACTCATACCAGTGGATTCATGGGCTGCATTTGGTGAAAAAGGCGGATTAAAAGGCTCGGTTGATTGGTTGCCATTGGATATGGTAGTCGGTGCGTTAAATCAACTCTATATTGCGCGTGAACAATGCAAATCTGCTATCTTTGAGATTACTGGACTATCAGACATTATCAGAGGCGCAACAGTGGCGGCAGAAACAGCCACAGCACAACGCATCAAATCACAATTTGCATCATTAAGACTTAAAGAGCTACAAAATAACGTGGCTATCTTTGCCAGTGACTTACTACGCATCAAAGCGCAGATTATGTGCAACTTCTATCAGCCAGAAACGCTGGTGAAGATGTCAGGCATCATGAACACAGAAGATGCTCAATTTGCTGAACAAGCTATCGCACTGATTAAGAATGAAGCATTACGCGACTTTAGCATTGAAGTTGCCACAGATAGCTTAGTCGAGCTAGACGAACAAGGCGAACAAGAGGCGCGTGTAATGTTCTTGCAAGCTGCTGGTGGCTTCTTAAAAGAGGCTATACAAGCACCACCTGAGTTAGCACCTTTAATGGGTGAAATGCTGTTATTTGGTGTACGTGGTTTCAAAGTAGGGCGTGATATTGAAAATGCCTTTGATGAAGCTATGACTAAACTACGTGAGCCTAAACAGCCTAGACCAGACCCAGAGCAAATGAAAATGCAAGCACAAGGTCAGCTAGAGCAAATGAAGATGCAATTTGAGGCGCAACAATCTCAAGCGCAATTGCAAGCCACACAACAACTAGAACAATTTAAAGCGCAATTATCTGTTGAAACTGAGCAACGCAAGCAAGATGCTCAAGATAGACAAATGCAAGCGCAATTATCAATGCAAGCACAACGTGACCAACAAGAAGCAGAACTAAACGCGCAATTAGAAGCCCACAAAGCACAGATTGAAGCAGATAAAGAAGCAAGAAAAGAAGAATTTGAGCGTTGGAAAGTTGAATTGATTGAAAGCAACAAGATACTACTTGCCGAGCTATCAGCTAAAACATCATTAAAACAATCTGCAATGAGTGCAAATTCTGGTGAAACATTCACAGAGCTAGATGATGAAGGCAATGAAAAGCCTAGCAATGCGCTTACTGGACTTGTTGAAGCAATGAATAACAACGTCATGCAATTGATGGATATACAAAACGAGAAACACGCTCAATTAGTTGAAGTGTTAACTAAACCTAAAACAATCATACGTGGCGCAGATGGTCGCGTGGCAGGAGTCCAATAATGGCATCATACGTTAAATATGAATTAGCAATTGAAAAGATGATGGAGGCTGGCAATGCTGGCACAGATAGCTATGCAATCATCCTATCTAACACAGCACCAAACGTGGCAACAGCTACTAACGCAGCTTCTGTGTCTGAACTATCTACAAGTGGTGGTTACACTGCTGGCGGTAATGCCGTTACGGTGACGTCTGCAACATCAACAGCAGGAGTTTATAAGTTAATCCTGACTGACCCTGCTGTTTGGACTGCAACAGGTGGGGGCTTCACATTCCGCTATGCTCACTTATACAACGTAACACTTACGCCAAAATCCGTCATGGGTGTCTGCTAGTTGCGCTGAACCTTCATAGTTTATATTTGCACTATTGCCATTTAATCCGTAGCTACCAGCATCACAAGTTAGCGTATATGCGCCAAATGTAACCTTAGTAATCGTTGCATCGTTACCAGCTAATGCGTAAGTGCCTACGTTTGCTGTAATCAGCTTAGAGCGTTTTAAGTTTGCTATAACGCCTGTGTAGGTATATGCACCAGCGTTAGCAAGTAATCGCTTGCTTTTAAGTACGTTGCTAGACTGTCCTGATAGTGCATAAACACCAGCATTACAGGTTAATGTGTAATTAACTGCACTTGCTGTATAGGTGATAATTGCAGACTGACCAACTAGGCTATATGCGCCTGTATTGGCAGTTATTCGTTTACTTCTTAGTACATTTGCACTCACGCCAGTTAAGGCATAAGTACCTTGAACAGCTGTGATTAGTTTTGATTTTTTAAATAATGCTGATTGACCACTTAGGCTGTATGAACCTGCACTACAGGTTAGTGTGTAGTTTCCACTTGGTGCGACTGTTGAATTAATGAACTCACTATCAAACCAGCCTGCATCATTTAGTTCTGGGTCAAACCATGCATTAGGGAATAATTCGCGGTGCGACTATTGCAAGCGAAACAGCCACAGCACAACAAATTAAAGCTAACTATGCAGGCTTGCGTATTCGTGCATTGCAAAACGATATGGCTAGATTCGCGCGTGATTTAATTAGGCTTAAAGCTGAAATTATATGTGAGTTCTTTAGCGATGATACAATTATCGGCATGTCGGGTGCTGAACACTTTAGCGAAGCTGACCAGCCTTATGTTAAAGATGCTATCCAATTGCTACGCAATGACGTTAACCGCGCATTTAGAGTAGATATTGAATCAGACTCAATGGTTGAAGCAGACGAAGCGGCAGAGAAGCAAGGCGCTACAGAGTTATTGACTGGCACGGCTGACTTTATGCAAAAAGTAGCGCCAGTTGTACAGCAATCGCCTGATTTAGCACCGTTGCTTATGGAAACTTTTATGTTTGCATTACGCAGATATAAAGTTGGTAAATCAGTAGAGGGTCAATATCAAGAAACGTTTGATAAAATCACCCAGCAATTGCAACAACCTAAAGACGCTGGCAATCAAGAAGCAATGCAACAACAAGCCATGCAGATGCAACAACAGCAAGTGCAGCAACAATTGGAAGCCGAGCAACAAAAAGAATCAATGCGTGTTCAAGCTGATATGCAAGTTCAGCAAATGAAAGAGCAACAAATTACGCAACGCAGAATGACTGAATTGCAATTTGAAGCCGAGCAAAAAGAGCGTGATAGACAGCATGAATTACAGCTTGCACAATTAAGACTACAGTATGATAATAGTGCTAAGATGGCTATGAACGTACAGAATAATGAAACATCACTTATGACTGCGCAAATATCAGCTAATGCTACATTGTCGCAACAACAAGTGGCTTCTGCGGATAAGGCAATAGATGGCTAGATACCACGCTAAATATAACGATAAAGGCGATAAAGTCTATGAAATAGTAGACGATGTTGTTACTATTAATAAACGTGAGTACTCAAGTGAGGCTAGCTATTTTATAATGAATGATATTCAGCCTTACAAGTCACAAGTAACAGGTGAAGTAGTAGGCAGTCGTTCACAACATCGAGAATTATTAAGACGCAATAACTTGGTAGAGATTGGCAATGAAACAATTAAGCCAAAAACAATGCCAGATGTTGCAGGGCGTAGAGAAGCAATTATTGCCGCTTGTAAAAAGCATAAAGTAAAAGGTTTTTAAGCCGTCAGTCTTAACTGACTATAACCAACTAACGCAGTGATGCGCTGGTATGCGGTGAGGTTCCGCATAAACGACTAGGAGTATGACAATGAGCGGAGAAGAAATTCAGACCGTGCGTGACAGCATTATGGCTGCAATGGAAGTGCATGACGAAAAGGCCGAGCCTGCCGAAAAGGTAGAGCCAGTCGCAGAACCTGCTGAACAAGTCGCAGAACCTGCTGAAGATATTGCAGATGAAGTTATTGAGCCTAGCCAATCGGAAGAAGTAACCGAGCAG